CAGCAGAGGTAGTCAGTCCCGGTACAGTCACAGTCCCAGTAAACGTAGGTGATGCTATAGGGGCTTTAGCATCCAACTGTGTCTGAACATTAGACGTAACACCATCAACGTAGTTTAGCTCTGCTGTGGTAGCAGTAACGCCATCCATAATGTTTAGTTCTGCTGTTGTTGCTGTGACACCATCAAGTATATTAAGTTCTGCCGCAGTAGACGTTACACCATCAAGAATGTTTAGCTCAGCAGCAGTACTTGTTACACCATCAAGGATGTTAAGCTCTGCGGCAGTGCTAGTAACACCGTCAAGAATGTTTAATTCTGCTGCTGTAGCGGTTACACCATCTAAAATATTTAGTTCTGCTGCTGTAGAAGTAACCGCTGTGCCGTTAATAGATAGTGCATCAGTCTCCAACGTACCGTCAATGTCGGCATTGCCTGATATGTCCAGTGAACCTGCATCTAACTCTCCAGTAAGTGTAATGTTTCTAAAGCTTGCTACGTCTTTATTAGAGTCTACTGTTACAACTTTATCAGCTACTACAGTTCCTGTAGACTGTCCAGTATCACTGTAATTAAGTTCTGTTGCTGTTGCTGTAACACCATCTAAGATGTTAAGCTCTGCTGCTGTACTGGTTACAGCTGTACCATTGATAGATAGAGCATCAGTCTCCAACGTACCGTCAATGTCGGCATCTCCAGAAATGTCAAGAGATCCTGCATCTAGTTCCCCAGTTAGGGTAATGTTACGGAAGCTGGCTACATCTTTATTAGCATCTGCTGTAACTACTTTACTAGCTACTACTACACCTACAGCAGCACCAGTGTCAGTGTAATTAAGTTCTGTTGTAGTGGCTGTAACGCCATCAAGAAGATTAATTTCTGCTGCGGTAGACGTTACACCGTCCATAATATTTAGTTCAGCAGCCGTAGCCGTAATAGCAGTACCGTTAAAGTTTATGGCATCTGCGTAAACTGTTCCATCAAAGTAACCGTCTTTAAATTCTAGTGAAGACGTACCTAAGTCTATGTCATTATCTGTGACAGGTACAATAGCACCGTCCTGTACACGTACTTGCTCAACCGCACTACTAGATACTTCTACAAAGAAACCTACTCTATTATTTGTGCCATCTACTACAACCTTGTTAAGAAAGTCTAAGTCACCAATCTGAGGCACGTTACCGCCTTGTCCAGCAGTTCCATCGTGCCTGTGACCTGTGCTAGAAGCACTAGATGAAGAGTATGCAAAAGCATTTACTAGTTGGTTATATTCGTTATTAAATAAAGCTGCTGTAACAGTATCACCATCTGCAAAAGAACTTTGTCTTGTATAATTCTGAGCCATTTACTATCTCCTACCTGATGGCATGTAATCTATATAAATACCGTTAACAGCATATGCTGCTTTTTGATCGTCGCTAGACACTCTAAAGCTACAAGTATTTCCAGAGCCTTCTAAAGTTATCCTTTCCATTGGATCAGATGTTGCACCAAATGTCATTGTGCCAAACACACCTGAGTTAAATATTGCTGGTAACTGAATCGTAGTAATAGCAAAAGGTTCTGGTTGAGGTATTAAATTATCTTCGTAGTCAAATCTAACTCTAAAGCTTGGCTCAATAGCACCTTCTGGACTAAAAGAAACTCTTGCATATTTAAGAGTTTTACGTGTACCTACATCACCAAAGTCAAAGTCAGGTGTTTGGTATATAGCATCTATGTTCGTTGCTGAACCTGCTTCAATAAATGAAGTACCAGTGTCATGGTTATAAATAAAACCATCTTTATCACCGTGAAATATTTTTTCTATACCGTCTTTGTTTACATCAGAGACAAAGCCTAGTGCTTGAATGCCTAGTGTTTCTGACCACGCAAAACCTTGAGAAGTAAAAGTTCCTATAATACCTTTAGCAGTAGAAGGACTTTCCCCTACTTTACTGTAAAATAATCTGTACTGTGACTTACTACGAAGAACACCACTTGTAATTATAAAAGCTGAATCAGCAGCTATGTCAGAAACAATCTTCTGAATCTGTCTACTAACTGAACTTAACTCTACGTCACCAATACGTGCTGTACCTGCAATAGTACGAACACCGTCAGGTGCAAGAAATAAAATATCACCACCAACTTCTTGTATACTGCCACCATTAACACAGCCTACGTTAGTTGTTATAGGAACAACAGCTACAGTAGAAGAGTTATTAATATTTACAAGTTTATGTATACTATTTTTACAAAATATAATAAGGTCACTACGGAAACTAGCAAGACCTACAACAGCGTCTTGAATTACTACACTGCCAGCACCACTACCACTAAAACTATCTATATTGTTTGTACTGCTATAAAAGATAGTATTTTTTGCTGTAGAAGCTCCTGCTACTACTAAGTGCTTGTCATGTATTACACCAAAAGCTGGGCCTGTAGTACCACTAACTGTAATTTCTTTTGCAAAGAATGTACGATCAGTTAATACACCTGTTCCTGTCATTTGAAATAGAAAGGGTTCATTTACTCCGTCACATATTACAAGCTCACCATAATCAGAAGTACCTTCATACAAAGCAAAAGTACAACGTCCTTGAGAAGTTCTTGCAGCTACTGAACGGCCTGTAAAAGTCGAGTAGTTATCTCCAGATGCATCTACACTAGCCCTATTAATCTGAAGCCAAGTTTCTTCACCATCGACACTAAAAAATATACCTGTACCTGAACAAACAATAACACCATCTGCGTATACTGCCATGCCTAATACAGCTTCGCTAGAGTTAGGCTGAGTATCACCAAAGGCTGTGAAGCCGTTTATGCGCCTGTAACCACCGTCAGGATCTACCTCAAAGTTTCTTAGGCGTGTAGCAAACCCCGGCTGAGAAAGCATTTCTAGCTGGTTGAGGTTGACGTTTAAGCCGCCTTTGCATGAGTAGCCCCAAGGTTGAGACACTAGATATACCTCACACGATCATCTTTTACATAACCGGGATCAGGAGCCATAAGACGCAACTTCATAAGTTTTAAACCACGCTTGTAGTCTTCAAGAGCAAATGCAGCAGCCTGAGAGTTTTCTTTAAACTGATGCATAAAGTATCTAGCTCTTGCAATAAGAACAGTTCTGTACACATCAGGGAATACTATTTCATCACCGTGTAAAGATAGTTCTGTTGGAAGATCGTAAGCAAAGTAAATTACTTTGTATACTTTATCAGGTATAGGACTCAAGCCAAATGTTCTACCATCTGAGCTTCTAATAATCCGACTAGGCACTCCAAACTTTTGAGTATCTGCATCGTCAAGATTTTCACTAATGCGGTAGAAGTCTTTCCACTCTTCTATTGTGGTGTATTTAAGATTACGCGCTACAAAAGGAGCAGACTCTCCACTAACACCTACGGTAGTTAAGTAAAAGTTTTCAAACTCTACTGCGCCATAGTCTGTAGTCAAAGAAGAACTAGCTGGTTTTAGTTCATACCAACGTGTACCTGCCACAGTTTCTAGAGATACGTTACCAAACGTAGGATCAGTAGCGCCACTTTCAGCAGTTGCTAAAAAAGGCCACTTAGCCTCTTCTGTTACAATATCTAAATAAGCTCTATTGATAAGATCCTTAGCGTGTTGCTGGACACCAATAGCATTAGCGAAGGTTGAAGAAGTCAAAGCAACCTCATTCAACTCTCGCAATAGCTCATTAGTTAACTGTAAAAAAGTAGTAGCCATTATTTATTATGAACCTTCTGTATTTCAAAATTAGCAGATTTACTAGATCCTGTATGTTTCTTATAACCATCTTTAGGATCTTTCATAAGCTTGTAAGACTTACCACTTTTCATCCAGTGATAACCTTTGGGTGCTTGAACTTTCATCGTCCTTTAGGCAAGCTTTTGTTATAGCCAGCCATCTTGTTGCAAGCTGATTCCATTGCATAAATATCTGAACCACCTTTCATTTTACCACCGTGGCCTTTCATAGCACGACCACCATACATCATACCTTCGCGCTTGCCACCCATCATCATTTGACTACGCATACTGCCCATCATATCTTCATCCATTTTAGACATTCCCATAGCAGCTTTTTTACGTTCCATTCCACCATACATCATCATGCTTCTCCCTGTGTACTCATTAGGTACATAACCTTTTTTTCTAGGAACTTTATTCATTAATCTTGTTCCATAGAAAAAGTTTTACTTTTATCTCTAGCTGCCTCAAACTCTGTAGAATACTGTGATGTATCTACATCTTTTCTAAAGATTCGTTCATAGTTATCTTTGTACTGCGAAAGATTCATTCCTTTGCGGAATCTACTATCTTTACTTACGATAGCTTTGCGAAACATCATAGGGTTTTCATTAGAACCAACTTGAGGCATAGTTAAATCTCCAGTAAAGGAAAGGGGCCTTTCAGCCCCATCCAGTTTAGTCGATGCCGTAGAAGGCAGACACAAGAGCTTCAGGGCGAAGTACCTGTGCGCCATATACGTGCAGACCACGAACAATATCACCAAAGCTATCTGGATCACGGATGACCTCAGTGCTGGTAATAGTTTGTGCAGTAGCCGTAGAAGAGATGTGACCAGCCAAGCATTGTCCAGCAGCGTTAGTCGTTGCGGCAATGTTGTTAGTCTTGTACATATCAAAACCACGAAGCTTACCAGAGCTTACCAATCCATTGCGGATTGAGCCTTGGCCTGCATTGTAGTCAACTGACAAGAGCTTAGAAGAACTCTGAACAAGTACTTCGTAGAACTCTGGATTAGCAAGGAACCAACGTCCTTCTTCTGGTACGTTTTGCTCATCAAGCAAACGAGCCATGTGAGAAAGAACATCAATAGGATCATGCTCACTGCCAGCAAAACCAATGTCCAAGTTACCAGTACCATCAAAAGTACCAGCAGCAAGGTCAGTAGCGTTGTCAGAACCAAGGATGTGGTTAGGGCTAGAAGCCGATACACCAGCGATCATCTCAGCAATAACACCTGCGTCAAAAGCATCACGCAAAGCGTAAGCTGCTGAAGAGGTTGCTACATCACGGAAGTTGACATGAGACATATTTGTTTCAATATCATCAACGATGAATTTGAAAGCGTTAGCTACGTCTACAACCAAAGTGATTTCTTGGTCGGTCAATGCAGTCTTAGTAATGTCAGCACCACGCTCGTAATTAACAACTGTAATTACAGGCTCTTTAATGATGCGTACACTGTCACCAAAAGCATTAATCTCACCAGCATAGTCAGTGTTGGTGATTGCTTCTACTACAGAAGACTTACGGAAAAAGTTTAGTACCTGCTTGGAATAAACTTTAGGTAGGAAAAACGAGTTAGTTTGTCCTGATACGGAATTACCAAAGTTACCATTGGTGTCCGTGGATTGCTCAAAAAATTGATCTGATACGTTAAAAGCCATTTTAATATACTCCTAGTAAAACATTATTTTACTACTCTGCCCTCCATCATAGCTTGTTTGATTTCATCTTCAAATTTATCAAACTGATCAAGGGACATCGCAGCGATTTCCCGTTCAGTCCAGACTTTAGGCTGCTTTGCATCTATGGAGGTTGTTTTTGTTGATACCATATCTGCTGCACTGCCACGTTGTTGTGGCTGCCGTTGTCTAGGCTGTTGTGTTTGAGACATGCCAGACTCTAACTTGTACAAGTCAATAGCTTTAGATGCTAATGTCACATTATCAGGATTGTTGTAAATCCAATCTTGTATCTGTTCAGGTTGCGCTTTAGCCCACGAATGAAACTGCTCATCCCCTCTGATTTCATCAAAGTCAGGATGCCGCTGTTGCAAAGTAGCTTCAGCTTCTCGACGCAGTACTTCAGACTCACGTTGCCGCATAGACTGTAGTTGTGCTTCAAGATCTGCTACCTGTCGTTGACTCTGCATATGTGCTACAGATTCAACTGTGTTATACAAGTCAGGATACTCCTGCTTAAAACTCTCTAACTCTTCTTCAGACTTAGGGGGTGCATAAGCTGGTTGTGCTGCTTGAGCCATCGCAGTTAGTTCTTGTTCTCTCTGCTTAAACTCTGCAAGCTTATCATCATAATGTTTTTTTAAATCATCGTAACGCTTTTTGTAGTTAGTTCTTTTACGAGGTTGAGCTTCTTCTTCAGGGGCCTCTTCGGGGGTAGCCTGTTGTTGCTCTGGGTAAAATAATCCATCTGCATCACCCATTCTGGGCTTATCAGGCGTATGCCAAGGCTTACGCGCATTATAAGGATTACTAACTTCTTCTTGTACTTCTGCCATTCTCATTCTCCTTCACGGGGCTTGTGTCTTGCAAGGTAGCCATTATTAACTCCGTCGAGTAAATGGGGCTTGTCTTACCAAGGTAGCCGTAAAATTATCGAAGGCTGGGCATCCTGTTGGCTCCCATCATAAGCTTCTCAATTTCTTCTTTGGTCTTGCTCATTCCGGGATCTTCTTCATCCATCATTCCACCTTCAGCCATCGCTTGTAAACCGCCATCATAAGCACGTTCAGCATCATCCATCATTGTTTGAAGCTGATCCGCACCAATCTGGTCGGTTGCTTTTTTGGTAAATACAAACTCACCATCGCTTAAACGCGCAGGTATAGAGTCTGATACACCAGTTCCGGGGCCGTCTACTTCGCCAGCACCCGAAAATTCTGAAGCAACTGTAATTACTTTGTCCAATATGTTTGATAGTCTTGGATCATCTTGTAATACACCTGCTAAATACATTTGTTCGTCATCGTCAAGGGATTCATCCATGACAAATTTTATATAGTCCTCTTCCATATCATCGTCTGGAAGTTGTGAAGCCATTGCTTCAGCCATTTCATCTTCTGGTATGTTTGAATAAGTATCTACTGGCATACCTTCTGTCGGCATCATCATAGAGCCTACTGCTTTACGATCTCTTAGCATTGCAAAGTCTGCTCCAGATATTTCACCATCTTTGTTAGCATCTAACTTTGATTGTCCTCCTGATAATAAAGGCTGTCTTTCTTGCCTTTTTGCAGCTTCATCCATTTGTCGCTGCATCATTTCTTGCACTTCTTGTTTAGCCATCATCTCTACTTTTTCAGGACTTGGAACCATATTTTCTGCTTTAAGCCTTGCTTTTGCATTACGCCTAGCTTGTATCATGGCTTGTTTAACTTCATTATCACCAGCAGCTATAGCTGAAGCTAATGCAACCTCGGTATCTTGCAAGGAACCTTGTTGGAAAGCTTTTCGTTCTGGAGGCATCATCATACTTTTATTCATATTCTTTCCTATCTAAAGCCTCATCTACTTGGGCTGGTAATGTTTCTAGTCTAGCCAGAAAATTCATTTTCCCCTGACTGCGGAACATTTCCTGTTCCGATGTTGCCGCCACCAGTACCTGTAACTCCAAGGTCTTGAGGCTCTGGAGGTACTCCTGCACCGCCTCCCATTTGGCCTTGTCCTTGGTCAGCGGGGCCAGCTTCCGGGCTAGGTGTTTGTCCAGCATTCTGCATTCCTATAATTTGTGCCATTATTGCGGCTTCTTCAGGGTCGTTCATTAGCTCATCAGGGTCTAAATCAAGGCTGTAGGCCAGTTCACTGATAAGCTTGTTCATCTTAATAAACGGTGCTACAGCAGGGTTAGCTGCGGTCTGAAGGAACATTGTAAGCCTTTGAGAGCGTACTTCCTTCTGCATCAAGCTATTAGTTCCCGTAGCTTTAACTTCTAAATCACCCTCTGTGCCTAGCTTTGACTCTAGGAACTGCATGTTCCATTGAAAGTATGCTTCCCCTAGAGGCTTCAACAAGAAGTCATCAAGGTTCTTAATTACAGTCTTAATGTTTAGTGAGGCTGCACCAAGTAACATAGACATACCTGAAGCGGTACGTGTCATGCTCTGTACACCTGTCTGACCGTGACTGTAAGAAGGAATACCTGTTTGTTCGTCTGCAAGCTGTCGAAACTTATCAAACATCTGCATATTTTCTTGAGTAGTATTAGGAAACTTTAATCCATTAATGGCTGTTCCCGGTACACCAGCTTGTCGCCTAAATACTTTGCCGGGATAAATCTCCATGCTTTGACCACCTACAAGGGCAGTTTCATCTACATCAAACACTACTGAGCCTGACAGTGCAAGATTGTCAATAGCCATACGCGCATGACCATTCATGATCTTTTGCGAGTCATCCATATTCTCAGCCACACCTATACCAAAAAAGCTATAGGGGTTCTTTTCGTAGCTAAACGCATGGTAAGGTATGCGGAAAGGAGTAAAAGGATTTACAACAGCCCTAAGCATTTTACCACCGCACAACCAAGCATTTATCTGTACTTCATCTAGGTCATCAATGTCTTCATCAATTTCCATACCAACCTGTCGGCAGTACTCAGCATCCATTACGCCCCAGTACTCAAGAACCTCAAACTGTTGTGTTCCATATTCTTCATTACGACTATCATCTTTTAGTTCTTGTTCGTAATCTTTCTCAACATAGTTAGGGCCTAGCTGTAAACACTCACGTATAGCATTTTTATCGAAGTAAGGCATCTTGCCAAGACCTCGAAGTTGAGTACGATTCATTCTGTGGCGATGGAATACATATTCTGCTTCATCAATATTTGTTGCGTTGGGGTCTGGGAAAAAGTCCCAGATGCTGACAAACTCCAAGCGAGGAACCCTAACATCAACAGGAGAGTAAGTTCTATCACCACCTTCTCCTTGTTCCCATCTATGGAGGGTTTTGTTAAAATTGAACGGCCCTTTGACGATTCCTGTGCCAAATAAAGCTGATTCAAATAATGAGTTTCTAATTTCACTAGCGCCGTTTGACTCCTCTATTTGATCGTGTATAATCTTTTCCATGCGCCTTGCAGCTTTTTGTGCAGGACTAATTTCAAGTGCTTGAGGATTAGGTGAAGGCCCTTCAACAAGCATCTCTTTTTCTGCTGCTAGTTTGTCAAGTTTAATTTCTTCAAACTTACCAGTAGCAAAAGTAGCTCCCGCTTTTAAGACACGCCCGTCACCTTCATACCCTATATCGTAAGGGTTATCTACAGCCTCATCTTGACCTTCATCTTCTTCTACTACAGGCTGTGACGTTTCAAGTCCCGGCTCAATATGAGCATACTCTGAAATACCTTCAGGAACTTTAGTTTCACTAATACCAATAGGAAACTTATTAGCTCCAAAAATAACATCTACTAGCTGACCAAACGCAGCAAGCACTTTAGTCTTTGTAACTTTTACAAACACTCTAGACTTTTCAGATTCTCGGAACCTAATATTCTTACCGTACATTCCACGATAATTATGATAGGCTCCAAGCCATCGCTGCTCATCTAAGTCTCTTGCATTTTCAGCAGAGATAAATCTATCGTTGATCAAACCTGCAAGATTATTTTGCAGGTTCTCTTCAAGAGTTAAATTTATCCCTTGCTCATTCTCTACTTCTTCAAAGTAAAGAGAGTTAGATGTTAAGTTAGTTTCAGCCATTATTAGCTAGGGGTCACACCAAGATGCTGGAACTCAATAATAAACGTAACTGTAGTTGCTGCCGTTGCCAAGTCATTAGCAAGTGGCTTGAGTCGAATGTGCAAAGTACGTGCAGCAGAGCTATACAATGATGCTGAGAGCGTCATAGCCTCTGACGTAGCTGGGCCACCGCTCATGGTTGAAAAGCCCTGTGCTGCGGCTGGAATACCATTAGCAATAATGTAAAGAGGCGTATTGGCTGTAATTGTAACAGCAGCACCACCATCATCTGCAATAGCTTTTTCATTAATAATCTGACCACCACCTGCGGCTGTACCCAAATCAAAATCAATATCATCGCCTGATGCACCAGCAGTAACCAAGTTACCGTTAGCAATCATAATAAGATTCTTGATTGAAGTATCAGCAGGTTGAGTGAAGCTAACGTCATAAGTAGCGTCTGCTGTTACTGCAATAGTACCTGTAGTAACGGATGTAGCTGATGTAATTAAGTTATCAGCAAGCTCTCGCACATCGCCTGTACGGGCAGAGTTACGTCCTGTATCTCTAATTTTTACAACTGGATTTGACATTTATGTTCTCCTTTAATATCCAAATTCTGAATCAACTGGTGTATAAGCCTGTTCCATTCTCATGTGTCTAAATTGATTAAATATATCATTAACCTTTGGTCTTGACATAATCAGATAACGCAAGGCATCATAAGCATGGTCAGGTGCGTGAGTATCCACATCTTCAGGGTTAGATTTATCTAGCGGAAGACTCTGAAGTTCACGTATCAAGTTAGGACAGGTGTTAAATATTTGTATCTTTGGCCTTCCACTTGGTTGAACTCGCAAGTATTCATGTATCTGAATCTTACCCTGAATCCTATTTTTATCTGCTCTACGCAGCTTATGCCCTGCACGTTGAAGAGTTTCTCCAACCGTAGGGCCTGTTGTTCCTGTTCTATTCCATGCTGCTGTGTCTAGTACGCCTTGCACAGAAAAGGGATCTTGTAGCTCCATGTTTGTAATCATCTGAGCTAGATCAACACCTGTTAATCCTTTCCGATAAAGTTCCCTATATATAATAAGTGTACCATCAGAGGGATCAACAGCGCCCCAAACACAAGCAGATTCTGAAGCGTAACCATAGTCAATTCCTTTTAATCTTTCCCAACCTATTGGTATTTCAAATGGTGTAATAACATGCTCCATTACATCAAACTCTGTAAAGGCAGCACCTTCTGTAATATCCCAGTTACCTTCTAGAAGCTGCTTACGTTGCACATCTGGCAAAGCATTTAGCATCTGCTCGTACCTGCCATCTGTAGAAAGGTACGGATTGTCTTCTAGTCTGGCTGGTATGAATCGTCGTGTCAAACCATCGTCGCCTGTAAAACTCTCATTAGGCTCTGATGGGTTCACATAACGCTTCTTTACCCATGTTGCACCAGCACCACCGGGGTTAGCTGTACAACGCATATACGGTGTAATCTCAGAGTCTGTAGTACGCAATCGTGATGCTAGATAGTTCCAAGAAAACTCTGTTGATAGGTGAGTAATCTCATCAAAACCAATCCAACTATAGGCTTGACCCTGATACCTGTATACATCTGCATCTCGTTCCAAGAAGCCAAACTCTAGTTTAGCACCAGATGGGAATGTCCAGATCTTCTCAACTTCTCTAAACTTACAACCGGGGAAAGCCTTGGGATACAACTCCCTAGACTTATCTATAAGTTCCCTCAGTTCAGGCATTGAGCGTCTTAATATTAACGCCCTGTGAGCAGCCCTGTGAGCGAATCTGAGGGGATCTACAAGCATAGCATAGGACTTACCACCCCCTGCTGCGCCACCGTACAATACGTCCGTTTCTGGGGCTGCTAAGAAGTCTGTCTGCGGCCCTTCGTTAGGTGCAAAAATAACATCTCTTTCTGCTATCTCTTCTTGGACGTTAGTTGGTAATTCTATTACGTCTGCTAGATCTACAACCTTTCCTTCAGTAGTAGAAGTCCCGGCTGGTTCATCTAGTTTACTCTGAATACTTTTCTGTTTCTTCAGACTTGTTCTAACTGTAGCTAATTCTGATTGTAGCTTCTTCTCTTTCTTTTTCTTTTCCCTAAGAGAACGCTGTGCAGACATCTTAGCCTTAGTAGCTGAGTGATAGTTGTACTGCCTCTTAGGTGCATCAGGATCTATCAGCCCTGCTTCAATCTTTGCCTTCTTGACATAGTTACTGACTGTCTGATGAGATATTGTTGACTCTTCAGAATAGTTTTCAATAATCTCTTTGGCTTCTCTAAGACTCGCAATCTTTCCAGAGATAACACCATCAATCGTATCTTGTAGTAGTTTGATAGCTTCAGGAACTGCTACAAGCTTAGAACCATCCTCTGATAATTTATATCCAAAAGGTTTGGCTCCTCTGCGTACAGGCTTAGTCTTAGGGAACTTAATCTAGCTCACCTTCGATCTCAGTTACTTCTTTTGCAGGTAGGATAAATAAACTACCAGCATTAACATCTACATTGTGGTTAACATCTAACCTATCTGTTTTAGATATACCCACCCTATCAAGGATAGTCTGTGCCGCCTGTAACTTAGTGTTTACTTGAGGTATAGCCTCATCTGAAGTCATAACCTCCACCAGCTTAAAGGCAGCTTGGGGAGCAGACTGAGCTAAGATATTTGAGGCTAAATCTATCACTTCTTGTTGTAAACTTTTTATGACTTGGGAGTGACTTCCTTCTGCATATCCTGCAAGCTCTGCTGCTAGTCTTGGATCACCTCCTGTAGATACTAAAGAATCCAAAAACTTCTGCTGCTTTTCAGTTAACACTCTATCCTTGTTAGGACGAGAATCTTTAGGTACAAATTGTGAAATATGTGACATAGTTATCTGAAATAAATATAAGTATAGGGTTGTATGAAGGATTTGTCAAGCATTATTTTCTTTTTTTTTAACAAAAAAGACTTGA